CCCACAATCAGACCCACTACGAATCCAACTCTCCCTGTTACAGAGGGCGCAACATCTCCTAGCACCTCCCCGGGTATAGTACTTAGTAAAGGTACCACCCCGGCGTCAGATGAAAGGTCAGAAAGCACCAATATAACCAATTCCAGCACTAGTATACCCCGATCTCTCCAGGTAACTATCCGTTTGTAAAGTCTGAACAAGGGGGCTCAACGCAGCCACCAAGTCCCACTTAAGAAGAAATTCGAATTAATTCACACTGGATCATGTCTGATAATAAAGTTATAGGGATAGAGGAAAGAAACAGGAGGTTTCCATACCACTAAGCCCCAAACTGGAAAATCAGATAATCCCTGAGGGTAGTATTCCCGTCAGGTGAACGATAAATCTCCAATAAGTTGTAACGATCCACCTTCTGTCACATTGTCTCCATTTCCCTGTGTATCCGCCAAATTACGATTGTCACCGGTGATCGGTCTCATCCCCGCCCATAAAGGTTGGGATCAGCGAACTCACCGTTTATATCAAGTGATAATGTCTGTAAATTCATTCTCCTCGTCCATCCGATGTTGAGGGGCCCTCACCGATTGAAGGCCTGCCTCAGCATCAAGGTTTATTATATCTTTAACGGCATCGTCAATAAGTTTAGAGATGGTTTCACCCATCGTACCAAACATACTGGCCATCATGAATAATCCCTCATCGGCGCTCTCATCAAAACGACGAGAACGAGATGAACGGATCGTATTCATGCCACCGTATAAAGGTGAGGCACCAGCTTCACCACCGGGACGGGCGTAAACAGAAATAGATGGTAACTCGGGTCGTATGAACTCAGGTGCAACGTTCCCCCAAAGGGTTCCGAGCATCCGATTTCATCCTACCGGGTTAGCCACTTCATCCTGTCCACGCGCGATCTGTGGCTCCGACTCCATCGAATTATATATCGATAAAGCCTTCCGTATAAATAACTCGTCCCCTTCAAAGGCGGTAACACCCGTATAAGTCCGGGGATCAGTCTTGTTCATCGCAGCGATTTCAACCGCTTTGGTAGACAACTGATCTTCCAGATCATATTTGGTTTCCCTAACCCTCTCCAGTACAACCAGGAGTTGACTAGTAGAAAAGTGATCGAGGCAACGTCCAGAAATAGAACGCTGACTCAATCACCCTAATCAACTCGCAGTATTACTCGTTACCCATGGTGCCCCTGGCCTAGAAGCTCAGACCCATGGAATTCTAAGGCGCACATTCAGATCAAACAGATCAGAATCTTGTCTAGATCTTACCTTGTACCCGACTCCATAGAACCTCGCTAACTGTTGTCAAACCAAGTGGTATTTTTCCACAAGGACAATAGATAGACGAAGACTAAGTTTCATAGCCACTAACTCCCTTAGACTTACTTGATCATTACGTTCCGGAGCTCAGAATTTCTTCGCAAACTCCATCACAACTTTATTACGGCTAATAAGAGATTTAGCAAGTCCAGCTTGAACACCAATAGTACTTAATATATTTAAGTAGTTCTTGGCTACACGCTTATCACCTATAACAACATCATCACCAAGAATAGCATACCTACTAAATCAGTGAAAACGCTGACCTCTCTCCTTCTGAACCAATGCATAGGCATATTGCACAATTGCATGATGAGTAATGGCAAGTGAAGCTCAAGAGCTTAGGGCCCCCATCGGTTGCCCTACAGCATAATGAACTCTGACTTCCCTTAACTCTCCCTTTTTCGGAATATAATCATTTCCACGTATGACCTTTAAACCTGAAGGAAAAATCCGCCGCGGGGCTTTAACCCGCTTAGGTGGATCTCTCCAACGAAGTAAGAATTCCCGACCTACCAAAATCTCAGCCCAGAGTTCACCTAACCTCCTTGATGTATCCTGCCAAAAGCCGAAGCCAAAGATAGAATACACCTTAGAAATCAGAGGAATCTGAACCGAAATAGGTAGTCGATCCGTGGCCGCTGAAAGATCAATAGAATATACCCATACCGGTCTTCCTTCTGAAAGACGACGTACAAGGTAATCCTTAAGGATCTCAGCTGGTTTAGGCTGATTAAACGTTCCATCCTGAGGAATAACCCTCAATATAGAAAATATAGCGTCATGGAGAGGGCGCATAACCCAATGCGTTCATGCATCGACCATGGCAAAAACTCTCATTTTACCCGCCGCCTCCTCCTTAATAGCAAGTTTCCCTAAGAGTCCACGTGAGACCGAGGTGGCCTTATATTTCATCTTCAAGAATAGCTCGTCCCCCGCCCATTTCATCCGATTAAGGAGAGAACGCCCTGAGATAATCTCAAGGTATTCCTCCAACCGGGAGAACAGACTAGAATCAAGTCAAGATCTTGCCGAAATAGCTAAAGATACCAAAGATGACGAAGCAAAGGGGATAGGGTCCGCCCCTGTATCGTCACTTGGATCTGCAGCTTGCGTCGAAGGTCCACTCTTTAAAATTGGAAAAGGACTGGGTAAAGGTAGCTTCTTCCGTAGATGAAGATAGTCTGATCCTAGAAGCTTCGTTACTTCAGGTCAAAAGTCCTCATCCACGAACTTTTCTCAACACGCCACCCACTCCACAGGTATACTAACCCCGGGGTTGGTAATCGTATCAATATTTACTTGTCCTGCGAATTCCAGTATTCGGTAAACACCGAATAAGCTAAGTCACAGTTTGATGGCATGACCATCACCTTTACGCAACAAAATCCTTTGCATAGTAGGTATAACTCTAGGGAACCCGGTACGAGAACGGTTAACCCGTCTCCTTAAGGGCCCCAACGAATCAACCCTATAAGCTCCGCAAGCCTGCTGGACTAAGACCTGACACACCTTTAAGTGCATCACGGCACCCTTAGTTCCTTGAGATTTGCAAAGAG